TACTACGATGTCTTCGATCAGACGCGAGTACTCAAAGTGGCGGTCAACAGTGACAGTCAACTCTGACTCAAGGTTTGCCTGAATCGTAACTGCGGTAGCTTCTGCCTTAGCAGACGCAGAGCCACGAACGGGCTTAGGGATATGAATAACGTCACCCTTCTTGCCTGTCATAGAAAGACGCTTGACAAGGGGAGCCATTTTCAAGTTCTTTTGATATGCAGCGATAATTTCATCCGACCAAATTTCGGGGATAAAAGTAGCCGCTGCTGTCTTATCTACTACAGCATTAGCTGTAAAATAAGTTCCAGAGGTTTCACCAGCCATGATAATTCTCCTTTAGGCTATTTGACCCTCTTCTCTGCATAGGCTGCCATAATTTCAGGCTGTAGTGCCATGTAGCGATCAGGGTCTGATTGCATAAGTTTAATAATGTCAGCACGACGATAAACTTTCTTACGCGGTCCCTCTGCTGTTCCACGAGCGTTGCCTGTGTTAGCCGACTTTACTGCACTTTTACGAGCTACCTTTTCAGCTTGCGCTGTCTGTTGAACTACTTGGTTCTTCTCTTTCCAGAGACTGAACAGTTCGTTCGCAGCATCGTAGTCGTACATTTGGTCAGCCTGAACAAACAACTGTGTTCGGACTTTTGACCCTTTGATCCACTCAGCAAACTTAGGATCTTGGAGTACTTGCTCCATATCCGGGTGTTGCTGCTGAAGTTGTGCTAACGTTGCCTGCTTTTTGTATTGCTCGGTGTACGCTTGCGCTTCTTTGATCTTTGGATGGTTGTCTATAGCTCGACTAACAGCGGTCTTAGGATCAACAAAGAAATCAACATCATCTTCGTTATCGTCTGTTTCTTGCTGTTGTTGAGGTGCTTGTTGTGTTGAGAGTTGTGTCTGGATGTAATCATCGACAACCTTACGTAGTTCACCAACTTCCGTACTCTGCTTGCCTGAAAACTTCTCAAGCTCTTGGTGCATCTGTACAAGTTCTTCTACAGATTTACCTTGGTATTTTTCTGGAAGCTCTGGTGCAGATTCCTGTACAGGTTGTTCCTCTTCGGGAGTCTCTACAGTATCCTGCTCTAGATTGTCTGTTGTTTCCTCTTCCTGACGCTCATCAATTAGTGTCGCTCTTGACATTGAAAACTTACCCCGCCTCTATAGGTTATGGAGAAATAAAATGGGAGTTGCCCCTGTTAGGATTCCCTCGTAGTTTGTCCAGCTTTCTCGTGTTCACGTACCCATTTCATGTGTCTACCGGGAAAATCCCCAGAAGCACCTTCGAGTATGTGTTGAGTTGCCGAGACAATTTTTGTAGCGTTAGCGCCGCATCCGCACCTACTGGATGTTATGTTGCCATCTACAAATTCTTCAAATGTGTGACCGTTAGTACAACGAAAATCGAATACTTTAATCATCTTCTTCAGAAGCCTTTGCAGCTTCCTCGTAGTTAGTTTTAACGATAGTTTCTAGATTTAGTAAATGGGCTAATACGTTTAGTTGTCCCTTACGAAAGTACATATCGTTAGCATCTTTAGCTGCTTCTACGCTATTAATTTGGATAGCGTTGTCAGTAAACTCTTGTACTAACTGTTTCCATCCATCTGTAATAAAAAGACTAAAGTATGCGTCATAGTACTGCTGTGTTTCTTGATCCACTTGAGGCCCCTTGGGTTGTCTCTGTTAATAAGGTGTACCTAAGTACACTGTATATTATATCATACTTTTTTGCGTTTGTCAAGTACTTTTTAGTGTTATTTTTTCTTAGCTGTTTTCTTGGCTTTCTTAAAGGCCTTAGCTGTAGGAGCGCCTTTAGATCCCGGTTTACGCATTTTCTCGCCTGATCCAGCCTTAATGCGCTTACGTTTAGCGTGGATGTTGGCGTATAGTCCTTGTTTAGCCACGTTTCTTAGCCTTCTTTTTCTTCATGGCTGCCTTAGCTTTTGCAGCAGCAGCCTTGCCTTTTGTTGTATATGCGTAATGTTTTCCACCTACTTTTGGCATAGTGATCTCCTTACCATTTCACCTTGTTAGCCCAATATGCCGCAGACATTTTGCCTTTGGCGATATTCTTGGCGTGTCGTGCTTTGAATGACTTTTGCCTAGCTGTAGGCTTTTTGTCTCCTGATACACCTTGCTGTCCAAACCGAATAGTCTTAACCTTGTCACCTTCCTTGGCAACAACTACGTGAGACTTAGTTGGATGATTAGGAGTCCTCTTCGGTTTGTTGTACCCGCTTACTCCTACTCGTGCTAGTCTTGGATCCTTTTCCTTGGCCATTAACCTTGTCCTCCAAATCCTTGACCTTGTTCTCCAACAAGTCCAATTTGTCGAACTGTGTCTTGAACACGTTGTTGATCTGCTCTAGTAGCTGGTTCATTTCTGTTTGTGTCATTAGCATTTTGACGTTTTCCTTCTATTTGACTTTCCTTAAGTAGGGCGTCTGCGACTTTAAGCCTTCGTTCAAACTCCTTATCTTCTTGATCTCCTGCTTGAAGATTTCTTGTAATAGCGTTGATCTTCTCAATCTGTAGCTCTTCAGGAGCCAGCTGAGTGTCCATAGCGTACTTCTGTGCTCTAGCCTGAGACTCAGCCGCTTGTGCGCTCAGAGCCGCTGTCTGACTCTGCTGGAACTCAAGCTGTGCCTGTTGTGCTGCCATAGCCATCTGCTGTTGCTGTGGATCAGGCTGAGACGCTTGTTGCATAGTAGCAATTAGTTCATCACGGTTCGACAGGTTCATGTTGTCGATGATGCTCTGGATCAGCACAGGATACAGAGGACTGTCTTGCTTCATAGTCTGCAACAGCTGTACAAGCTGAGTTACCTCGTACTCACGAGCAATGATGCCTAGAGTAGACGTAGCGTTAAACTTGTAGTCAGCTACAGGATAGTTTTCAGGATCAAACTGCATATACCTGTGTGCTGCTTTGGTCACAAACGGCAACAGGAAGGACTGCTGGAAGTTAATCAGCGTACGCTTGTGACGCTTGATAATAGCGCCTAGAGACATACTTATTCCTGCGGCAGTTGCTTCTCCATTAACCTGACCAGCAATACCTGCGGAGTCAACGGCTCCTGTAGCCTGCTGTACCATCTGTTGAAGCGACGCAGCTTGCGCGAAAGTAATCTGATTAACTTGTCCAAAGTTGAACGGTTGTAGTACTTCACGGGGATCTCCATTAGTCAGAATCATCTTACCCGGACGTACTTCTGGTTTAGCGCCTCTCGGCAAACGTGTGGCATCAATAGCCATCATTGGGTGAATCGTTAGACCTAGTGCATCAATACGTGCGCGTAGCTCTGTGTCCAAGGCCTTCTGACTGTTGTATCCTTTTTCACAAACACCACGTCCCCAGAAGCGGCCCGGAACAACGTCCCAAGGAAAAGCAACTACAGGACGGTCTTCCATCATGTAAGGGTTAGCGTCAGCTTTCAACAAAACGCCGCCGTTAGCAATAACAACAACAGCCTCAACGTACATAGAGTCAGACTCTACGTCTACGCCTTCAGCCTCAAGCAACGCACGAGGTACAAGTCCGTAGTACTTGGTCAACCTAACCTTGTCGTCGTTGTAGATCGTGAGGTCTTGATCTGGCTCTAGGTCTGTGTCAGGAGCAGCAGATTCAATGTACGCTTCGTTGTACACGCCTTGCTCCTGCAGCAACTCTACAGAGTGCTTAGACACAAACTCATCAATAGCTACACCCATAGCGTCGTCAATAGACGTAGCTACAGGGTCAATCAGAAAGTTCTGTGGGAGTACTGGCTTGAGCTTTACAACGACTCGCTCAGTAATGTTGACACCTACTGCAGTCAAGTCTCCACCCATGACAGGCTGAGTAGCAGGAGCCATCTCTTTGATTTCTTCTAGGACAATCTCGCCCACGCCTGTACCAAAGACTGCGGAGTTAATCAGGCACTCAGCAACTGCTTTACGAACTTTACACGCTTCGAAGTCTTCGGTGAGCTTCTTACGCAGATACTGGATGTCCTGACGATCTGGGTCGTTCATGTCGTCGCTGATGTCAAACCACTTGCCACGACCAAAGGTTGCTTCTTCTAGTTCAGCTACGTTAGACTCTACAGCCTGCTGAAGCGCAGGAGAGATAATTCTAGAACGCTCCGATGCTCTTTCGGAGTCAGCAGGGTCCCATTGACCTCGCCATAACCGATAGTATTCCTCGAACTTTGCTTCGTAGTTTGACTCATAGTGGTCCCTCCAGTTTTCACATTTGGTCATTACCCACTCTTCCAGAGACTCCTCAATCATCAGAGGGTCTTGACTCAAGATTTCGTCTGCCATAGTGCTGTCCTTAAAGTAAAGCTATGCTGTAGCCCATAGTAAAAAATACTACGGCAGAGATAGCGTAAATTCCATACGTGTTAAATTTTCTAAATACCATTAGTACCCTGCTACAACATCAAGTATTTCGTGATCGTCAATTTCGTAATCGTAACTATAAGCTACTTGTGCTAATTGATCTATGTAAGCTAGTGCGTCAACTAAGTCATCGTGGGTCAGTGGATCTGGAAACTGAAACAGTTGATCCAAGAACCTGTTGTTCCACTCACCTTTGTTTAGCTCAATAAAGCCGTTCTCAAAGCGTCCTTGTAAGGCCCACATAACTCTGTCAGTCTTCTTCTTGTTACCGTGGGTCAACTCTTCGACACGGAAAAATCTGCCGTAGCGCTTCATCAGATCCATCAGAGGAGACATTACAGCCTGTTTTGCTATGCCCCTCTCAATACCAACGCTGATGGGTCTGTAGTCTCTAACGGCCTGAAAAATCTTGGAGGCAGTCTCGTCAAGACTCCACCTCCCATATATAATGTTATCAACGTACCAACCATCAGGACTAACTTTAACAACAGCGATTGCAGTTTCATCAAGTTTAGTATTCTTTGTCCGCTTCTTGTTTACTTCTTCAAAGCCAGCCAAGTCAACAGCAATGTAGTAATCTCCGACCTCTGGCTCTTCCCCAAACTTTACCCAGTCTTCCTTAAACATCTCAGAGCCTCTGGCTTCAAAAGATGCCATAAACTCCTGACGGAACGCGTAGGACGACATAGATTTCTTAGCCATGTCGATTTCTTCTGAGTCCAACAGGGGGTTGTCGTAAGACGTAAAGTGCCAGCCCTTGTACGTTGGATCGTCGCCTAGCTCAGCGTACTTGTACAGTTCGTAAAAGTGGTTCCTGCCCATAGGTGTACCTATGAACATCGCCTGACCCTTTTGGTCAGCCAGTGCTGGACGGAGGATCTGCTCCCATACGTCAGGCTTCATGTCTGCGTACTCATCCATCACGAGAAACTTCAAGGACACACCACGCATTGTCTCAGGCCTGTCGGCTCCCTTGAGACTAATCGTGGCCCCGTTGACCAGCTTGATCTGCAGGTTATTAATATGAGAACCCGCAATCACAGGGTGTCCTAGCTCCAATAGGGTCTGCCACATAATGTCACGGGCCTGACCCTGAGTGGGCGCAACGTAAAAAACGTGGCCTTTGTCGGCCTGCAGCGCATTGATGATTAACATCCACGCTGCGAGTCTGGACTTCCCTGTCCGTCTTCCTGCAGCAACTACTTTAAACCGCGTAGGATCAGAGTAGACTTCCTGCTGCCAAGGCAACAACTGAACATTAAGATCAGTCAAAGTTAGTTACAAGTTACTATAATTTGACCGCTTGCGTTCGTTGTAACCACGCAGCCGCTTTGCTCGCTAGCTAGCATATCTTTAAAATTAGTGTTCATGCCAGTTGCATATTGAACCCAGCTTTTTGTGGTTTCGTGCATACCAAGCATCCCTTGAATACCTACGTTACTAACAGCATCAAGTCCATTAGTGCTTAATGTGACAAGACTATTCATACCGTTAGTTCCAAGACCGTAAAGATTATTCATACCGTTGGTAGCAATGCCTGTGTTTGCATCAAAACCAGCTGTTCCAAGATCAAGAAGGTTGTCCATGCCAGTAGTGCCAAGGTCTACCATACCATTAATAAAAGGGGTGTAGTCTACGTTTCCAACAGCAGTAAACCCTGCGCTAGAGATGTCAGAGAAACTACCGTACAACGCCTGTTGGGTCTGAGCATCTGCAGCTACGGACGCTAGATCCACCTGTGCATTGTAGCGAGCCATGGTTTTAGCTGAGTCAGCCTGCATCCACATCATGCCCAGAGACGTTACAGGTGACGCTAAAATAGACGCCCACTGGATCGCCTCTGACTGTTGAGGAACTGGAGTTGCTGATGGGGTTTGAGTAAGAGCCAAGGCCATTACAGCAGCACTAGCGGCTTGTCCGTCTCCTGCAGAAGCAATAGCAGATAAGGCGTCAAACTTGGCTTGTGCCGCTCTTGAGTTAGCCTCTGCTGCTTTTTGTACTGCTTCGTAGTATTGAGTTGAGCTAGATGCACAACCAGTAATTAAAAGTACCGCTAAAAGTGTAGTAATGAGTTTCATCTAAAGTTCTCCTAAAAGGGCTTTATGCTCCGTTAAAGTTTACAAACGCTGGTGGCATATCGAAAAGGTCAAATGTTACAACAACCTCCATATTTCCTGATGCCCCCGCTTGGCACTTAACCGTTTCGTTTTCATGGAGGACAAACAACGGACCTCCTCCATTTCCTAATGTTTCTTTACCACCGCCCGCTACATTAGTTCCATCAAAAATATAAACCTGCGGGGTTCCGCTTAAATCCCAATACAAATCTATATCATTTGTAGAGCCGCCGTGATTAGCTACAAACACATACGAAACAACAGCATGAAACCCATTAGGAACAGTAAATAGTGTTGTCAGTGTAGTGTCGGTAAGTCTTGTGTGCTTCGTGTATAGCATTAGTACGTCCACATTACGGGAACAGATCCCCGTGTATCTACGTGAATAAAGTCACCAGCGACCCCTATACCAGTAAAGCCGTGCTCTAAGGCCCCTTTTATTAGCGTATACCGATGAGCAGAGTTAGTGGTTTTAATGTCTGCTGCTATGCCTTGCGCGTGAGTTCCCGGTATCTCTTTTACGGCCTCTAACGGGTGGCTAGGGCTTCTGTAGCCGCTGGTGATGACAAAGGGAAAACCGCAGTAATCCCTGAGTTTGTCGAGCTTGTCCAAGAATTCCTGCTCCATGCGGTTTTCACCAGTATGTCGGCAGTCAAATTCTTTTTTAGCAAAATACTTCACTTTTTAGCAGCTTTTTTCTTAGGCTTGGCCTCGTTTAACGTCTTTGCTGCCCGTGCAACATCATTGAGGTACGCACGTTCACAGTGGTTTTCGTCAAACACGTAGTCAATAGTAGCATTTAGCCACTTCCAAGCCTTAAACTTGTCTTTGAGCCTGTGACTACGCCCTGAGACGGACTCGTTAGCGTTATCACCAAAGAGAATAGCTACATTTACC